GGTGCAATCAAAACAAAGTTTCAATCAAATATTTGGGAGTTTACAGGTAGTGTAAATATACAAAATACATTAACTGCATCTTTACAACAAGGATATGTTTGGGTAGGTGATACAAATGGTAGAACAATAACGGTTGCAACATCATCATTCGGTGGTGGAACAATAGATACAGGAAGTTTAGTAACTACTGCAAGTTTTAATGCATACACACAAAGTACAAATACATTCACAGCAAGTATTAGTACATCAGTAGGATTACTACAAACATTTTCTGGCTCTGAATACAAAGGGGATAGTTCTTCTTTCGATAGTAGAATAAATGCAGCAGGTGGACAACCACAAGTACAAGATGAAGGAACGATATTAGGAAATGTTAGTTCATTTAATTTTATAGGTGCTGGTGTAACTGCATCAGTAAGTAGTGGAACAGCATCAGTAACAATTACGGGTGGTGGTTCAATAGATACTTCATCATTAGCAACAACAGGTAGTAATACTTTTGTTGGAAATCAAATTATAAGTGGTAATGTAGAGTTATCAGAAAATTCTAATTTAACAGTAAATAATGGTGGAATAACTAAGTTAGAAAATACTTGGGTTAAGGCATTAATTACAACATCATCTGTAACAATTAAAGCAGGTGGATTAGTTTCTAGTGGTTCAATAGTTACTACAAATGATATAACTGCATTGGGAAGTATAAGTGCAAGTGGAAACGTAATAGGTGCAAACATATTAACATTTGCAACAACGGGTTCGAATACATTTACTGGTCAACAAACAATAAGTGGAAGTAACTTAAATTTCGCTGTAACTGGTTCTATATCTACTAATGGTGTACAATTCCCAAATTCAAAGATATATCAAAATAATTTCTTAAACTTCGAAGCAAATAATATTGGTGTAGATTTTGTTGTAGCAGGAACTACTTCAGGAACAAATCTAAACTTTAGAAATGCATCTCCATCTGGTCAAATACAATTTACAGCAGATAGTGGTGCTGTTTCAATAACATCAAATAATAGTACAGTTTCATTAAGTGGAAGTGCAGTTAATCTTAATGGTGTAGATTTTATTCCATTTAGTTCTTCAGTAAATAGTAGATTATTAGCATCAACAATAAATACATCTTCATTTGCAACAACAGGTAGTAATACATTTAATGGTAATCAAGTTATTAATGGTTCATTACAAGTTAGTTCATCAGCAACTTATGATTTGGATATAACAGGTGCCTTTCAAGCAACTGCAGCAAGTAGAATTAGTGGAAGTAATGGTATTGCATCAATTAGTCAAGTGTCAGTTGCGGTAACATCAGGAAGTGGTGCAAATTTAATAAGTTCTATTATGGCAAGAGGATATGTAGCAGCAACGAGTGCTAGTAATCAAATTGCATTATATGGTGGAATATCATCAATTGGTGGTTTTAGTAGTGGAAAAGTCGGTGGTGGTATTGCAGTAAGTAGTGGAAGTGCAGGACTTTATTATTTCCCAATTGAATTCCAAGCTTCAACAGCATACACAGATGGTAGAGTGACATTTAATAATCCTATTAGTGCAAGTGCCGGCATAGTGGGTGATACATCAATTACTGGTAGTGTAACAATATCAGGAAGTTTAAATATGAGGGGTAGTTCTACATTTACCGGTAGTGTTAGTGTAGCATCTACATTCCAATTACAATTACCTTCTGGTTCTAACCAACAAACAGGAATAGCAACATTAGATGGTGCTAATCCAGGAGCAGTAACGGTATCAAATTCATTAGTAAATGCAAACTCTATTATAATGTTAACTAAACAAACTAACAATCATCCAAATGCAGGACCGGTAGTTGTTAGTTCAAAAGGTAGTGGAACATTTACTATAACATCAAATCATAATGGTGATACAGATGTAGTAGCATTTATGATTATAAACCCATCGTAATATGAACGAAGATATAGCAGTATATGAAGTAATGCTAGAATTAGCAGAAGAAGAGAACTCTGAATTAAAAGCAGAGAACGATGCTATGTGGGGTTATATTATGTATCTCCAAAAGAAAAATAAAGATTTGTTGTTAGAATATGATAACCTAACAGCAATAGATAAAAGATTAAACTAAAAATAACTACTTTTAGTAGTAATATTGTTAATATTAAATAAAAGAATAATTATGAACGCAAAACAAGTACTAAGTAAAGTTGCAAAACTTTTGAATTTAGAATCAGAAGTAGAATTAACTTACGCAAAATTAGCGGATGGAACAATAGTTGAATCAGCAACATTTGATGTTGGTGAAGAACTATTCGTTGTATCAGAAGATGGAACTAAAACTCCAGCACCTAATGGAACACATGAACTTATGTTGAAAGATACAGAAGGAAATGAAACTCTTTTGAAAGTTATCACAGAAGATGGTAAGATTGTAGAAAGAGAGAATGTTGAATTGGCAGAAGTTGAAACAAAGGAAACTGAAAAGTTACCAGGTGACCCAACAGAAGCAAACGATGTAAAAGATGAGAAAGATGCAGGTGAGCAAGTTAAAGATTTGAAACCATCATCTATGTTATCAGAAGTCCAATTAGGTGAAACTCCAATGGAAGAAACCGAAACAACAGAAACTATTCCAGCTGATGATGATAAAGAAGAAATGGGTATGCCAGAAATGTTAAAGAAATTTGAAGACATGGCATATAGAATCGAAGAGATGGAAAAGAAAATTGCTAAGATGGCAGAAATTGAAATCGAAGTAAAAGAGAAAGAAGTTGAAGATGAAGAGTTACCTAAATTAGATGGTGCTCCGATTGAAGAAGGTTTCAGATTCTCAGCAGAACAAAACAAAAATAGATTTGGTAAAAAAATAGATACTCCTCAGAGTTCATTCTTATCAAAATTATATAAATAATTAATTAAACAAAAAATATTTTAGAATGAAAAAAATTCAAAAATTCGGAACAGCTGCACAACCTGATGTAACATCAACGTATGCAGGTGAATTCGCTGGTCAATACATTGCAGCAGCATTGTTATCAGCAAAAACTTTGGATAACAAGTACATTACTATTTTACCAAACGTAAAGTATAAGCAAGTTATTCAAAAAATCGCAGTAGCTAACATCGTAAATGATGCAAGTTGTGATTTTACTACATCTGGTTCAGTAGCATTAACTGAATCAATCATCACTCCAAAAGAATTACAAGTTAACTTACAATTATGTAAGCAAGAGTTTGTAGAAAGTTGGGAAGCATTACAATTAGGATACAGTGCATTTGATACAGTACCTGCTAACTTTACAGATTATTTAATCTCTTATGTTGGTGGTGTTGTAGCTCAAGCAACTGAAACTTCTATTTGGCAAGGTGTTGAAGCGACTAACGGTCAATTCGGTGGTTTGTTCGGTAAGATTTCTGGTTCAGCAGCAATCACATCTTCTGCAAGTGGGTCTGTAACTTCAGCTAACGTATTAGCAGATTTAGAAGCATTAGTAAACGCAATCCCTAACACAGTTTATGGTAAAGAAGATTTAATGATCTACGCTCCAACAAACGTTGTTAAGGCTTACCAACAAGCTTTAGCTGGTGGAGCACAAGGTGCTAATGGATGGAACAACCAATTAAACGTAGGTGAAAAACCATTGAACTTTAATGGTATTGAAATCGCGTTTTGTCCTGGTATGGCTTCTTCTACAATGGTAGCAGCACAAAAATCTAACTTATTCTTCGGTACAGGTTTATTATCTGATTATAACGAAGTAAGAGTATTGGATATGGCAAACTTAGATGGTTCTCAAAACTTTAGAATCATTATGAGATATACAGCTGGTACACAAATCGGTATCGCATCTGATATCGCTTATCACTTAGCTTAATCAACCAACTAATTAAAGGGTGGGGAGTATCGTAGAACAGAAACTCACCCTTTTTAACTAAAACAAAAAAACTAATCATTATGAGTTGTAACTTATCACAAGGAAGACAAGAAGTTTGTAAAGAAAGTATTGGTGGTTTAGCAGGTGTATACTTCCTAAACTATACAACATCTTCATTTACAAAAAATGTAAACGGTCAAGTAACCGCACTTCCATCTGGCTCAACCGTATATTATTACGAGTTGAAAGGTACATCGGCTTATACTGAAACAGTTAACTCAAGTAGAGAAAATGGTACTACATTCTTTAATCAAGAATTAGTATTAAATCTTAAGAAATTGACAAACGAAATGACTACTCAATTAAAGCTTATGGCTTATGGTAGACCTCAAATCATACTTTGGACAATGAACGGAGATGCTCTATTAGTTGGTGAAAGAGAAGGTGCAGATGTAACAGCAGGTACAATTCAAACAGGTGGAGCATTGGGTGACCTTTATGGTTATTCAGTAACATTCACTGGTCAAGAACAATTACCAGCAGCTTTCTTATCCGGTTCAACAACAACTAATCCATTCGCTGGATTATCT